CCTTATTGGACGTCCTGTCGGGGCTTAACACCCCCCGCCCTCTCAGGCGACTGTTTGCTCTAGTGTCACTAGAAGGAGTTATTGTGACTACCGGTTCATATACGCGTGACCTCAGAACAGGGCCCGGTTATGCTTTGGAAGGTCACTACTACACCAGAACTTGGAGTGGTAGCGACTATCCCAAAACACGGCCCCTGTATACGAATGTTTTTGTTCGTTCTGTGAAGCCCCTTTACGTGAATCGCCGTCTCGTGAGAGACGGTTTTAACGTGTATCGGACTTCATGGGCTAAAAAGCCCAAGCGTTCGCGTAACGAGGAGCATAACTATTCCACTTTTGGCAAAGATTCTGTTATTACTGCCACGAAATGGTCTAGTACTTCTGCTTCCGGTCCATTTGATAGGTTAGACTCCTATCCGGACGTAACCAATCTCCCCTTAGATATATCCCAGTGGTCAGACAACGACACCCTCGCGTTAATTGGAAAATTACGTGAGGAGATTGCTGGTTCTGACTTTAACCCGGCTATATTCCTTGCCGAAGGCCATCAAGCACTAAATATGGTCTTCGACTCGGCCTCTCGCATTGCGAAGGCGATGCGATTTGCTAAGAAGGGAAATTTCGTATCTGCTGCTCGGTCTCTTACGCACGGTTACCACAGGCGCCCTATTAAGGTGCCTCGTGATGCTGCGCGGAATTGGCTTGAGCTTCAGTACGGTTGGTTGCCGCTTTTGCAGGATGCCGAGGCTGGCGCAAGATATCTTGCTCACCAGTTTTCGAAACCTGCCCGGTATGTGGTAACTGCTCGCCGCTTCGCGCAAGGCCGTCAGGCCTTTCACGGGAAGTTGGAGAACTTTAATTTACCACTCGGTGTCAGATATGTCGTCCAGAACTCGCAGCAGATCCGCGCTATCCTCTCTGAGGTTAACGTGGTTTCCCTGTCTGGCCTGACCGACCCTCTATCTGTGGCGTGGGAGTTACTTCCGTACTCCTTCGTCGCAGACTGGTTCATCCCAATAGGCAGTTTTCTTTCTGCTCGTGGGCTGGCCCAGTCTCTCACCGGTACTTTTGTCACAACTTCCAGGGTAACTCAGACCTTCTCTGGTCCCGTTTACGGGATCCGGAGTGCATCTAGTTCGGGATGGGTCAAGAAGGGTGGTAACGTTTCTTTGAAATATTACTCATTCTCCCGATCCGTCTCTAACTCGCTGCAGGTCCCTACCCCTTCGATAAAGCCCTTGAATCGGGTTTTATCGTGGAAGCATGCCACGAATTCTGTGGCCCTTCTAGTTAATGCGCACGGTTCTCGTGCGTAGTACCGGGCTAGAATTTCTCTAGTCCGTAACAAGCAAGCTTTCGGTCGCTTCCCTCTCGGGTATACGTCCGCCTGCTTACTTTTTGAGGTACTCCTATGGCTACTATCGCCAATATCACCGTATATGACGGTGCTGCAACTCCTGTTGCACATACTCTCGTCGCCGTCAGTGTCACCCGAGACAAGGGTGTTATCACTGCCGAATGGCGAGAAGCCCTGGCCGGTGTTCCGGTCGAAGCTCAGATTCGCCTTTCCATGAAAATGGAGAAGCTGAAATCTGGTGTGTACAAGTCTGAGTTGCGCGTGGAAGTCCCCGTGATGGAGACTGTCACAAACCAGAACGCCGCGGGTTATACCGCTGCTCCGAAGGTCGCGTATGTGAATACGGTCGTTACGACCGGTTACTTCAATTCGCGTTCCGACGTTGCTGGGCGTCGCCTGGTGCGGCAGCTTGCTATCAATCTTCTTGGAAATGTTTCCTCGTCGGTTGCTGCAGCTACCTCGGGTCCGCTTCCGGATCTCGTTGATAACCTAGTCGCTCCTACTTAATTGTAGGGCGACCAGTCCTAGTATCGCATCCAGATTTCTGGTGCGGGGAGTTCGCAAACTCCGGATTTTCCTACTAGTTCCCATTCTTCCCCTTGAAAGGAGAACAATATGCACAGTTTTGTGCGTTGGGATCAGACGATTTCTACGGAGGCAACAAATGCCCTTGTTAAGTCGCTATCACTCTGGTGCATCTCGAACATCCGTTCGACAGAGCTTAGGGAAAATCTCACCACTCTTGTTGGTAGTGATGACTTTCCTGCTCTGTGCAACTATGTTGTCGACTATAGTCGTCTCAACGCGTCCGACGCTTATTTCTTAAGGCAGACGCTAGCTTTTTATAGCAAGCGTGTTGACTTAGATATCGGCGTAGACCGTGAAGGCGTCGCTAGATCGACTTTCATAGCTTCGGAGGAGCTTTGTCTCGAGACAAACACCATCTTCAAAGCTTGGGGTTCAGGTAGATTTCAATTTCCACCTGACGTTGAGTCCTATCTTTTTAGGGCTCAGCGGAAAATAGCCTCCGTTTTGGGTGGTGTCCCGTCTCTAGGCGAAATAAAAGCTCGCTTCGGACCAGGTGCAACCACGCAATTGCAAAAAAGAACAGCCTCTGCCCGTAAAAAATTGGGCATGGGGTTCGCTTGTAGTGAAGATCTCGTTCCCCTCCTTCCGGAGGTTTTGTCCGAGATGCCGGCGTGGATTCCCTTCGGGGAATCCGACGCGGCCGTAGTGCCCGTGGAACTTCATCCCGGTCTGCTACGCTTCGTCCCGAAGAGTGCAAAAACCGACCGCGCAATCGTCGTCGAACCCATGCTGAACAGTATGTTTCAGATAGGGATCGGCGATTATATATCGCGGCGGCTTCGCACTGTAGGTATCGACACCCGTGATCAGGAGAGGAATCAAATCCTCGCTTGGCAAGGTAGTGTCTCCGGCGCCTTAGCAACGCTGGACCTAAGTAGTGCTTCTGATACCATAGCTCGTGAGTTGGTTGCCCACTTGCTACCGGTAGACTGGTTCTTCTTCCTTGATCGTTTCCGTACGGGAACAATCATTGAAGGTGAGAATCAGTGGAAGCTCCAGAAATTTTCTTCTATGGGGAATGGTTTTACCTTTCCCCTCGAGACCCTTATATTTTGGGCTCTTGCTGCTTCTGTTTGCAGCAAAGAAGAAGAGGAGAACGTCTCTGTATTCGGCGATGATATTATCATTCCGAGTCACAGATTCGCCGCCCTCACGAAACTTTTGGTTTCGTGTGGCTTTATCCCGAATTTGGATAAATCCTTTTGTTCTGGGCCTTTCCGTGAAAGTTGCGGAAAAGACTACTTCTCGGGAATTCTGATTCGCCCTGTCTTTTTAAAAGACAGGTTATCTGGGGAGTCCGCTTTTACCTTACATAACTTTTTCGTAAGGCGCGGCTTCCTCGATGCTGCCTCAATCGTCCTTAGCTGGATTGACCCTTCACTTCGCGTGTGGGGCCCTGACGGCTATGGGGACGGCCACCTTTTGGGTGACGTTCCACTTACGCCTCATCGGCGCAAAGACGGTTGGAGCGGCTATACCTTTGAGACTTTCTCTTGGGTTGGTCGGAAGGATTTCCGTCCGTACCCAGGGGATTATGTCTTCCCTTCCTATAGCATTTACGTTGGCTCGGATTCCGAGACCTTCGACGATGCCCTCGCGCGATATTTTGTGCGGGGTCGTGCTCATCCGCAAACCGATAGCTTTCGCTTCGATGCCTTTGTAAAAAGGTTCTCCGTTTCCGGAGGCGGTTGCACGAGTTTTTATAGAAAGGGTCTCCTCGGCTCTAGCATACCGGGGAAAAGTAGGTATAAGCGAATCAAGATCTACACCTTAGATCCAACCTAATTAGTTGGATCGCCGAAAGTTGGGAATGCTGCCCTAATTAGGAGATAAACTTC